ATTGAGATAATAATTTTTCCTAACGCAGCAAAGTCTATTTCGGATGATTACTTTAATAAAGGCGATGTATTAATTATATCTGGCAATCTTTCAAAGGAGGGGGATGAGGAAAATCCAGTTGCAAAGATATATTATTCTTCTTGTGAAAAAATAGATTCACATTTATTTCTTGTTGGTAAATCTTTGATATTTGATGTAGACAAAAATATTTCACCTGCAACCTTGAATAAAATATATGATATAATTAATACATCAAAAGGTGATAGGCCAGTATTTCTTAGATTTAAAAATGGCAAACACAAATATATGTTCAAGTATAAGATAGAAGCAAAATCTAGTGTTGAAAGCACTATTAAAAGCTTAATTGAATTGGAGAGTTAATATGTCAGATAAATATCCTACGGTAAATCCGACTACTAAATGGTGCTGGACATTTTGTTCGTCCTGTAACAGATGTCAAGACAAGGGTAGGTATACGATGTGCAACGGCTGCAGTGGTCGGTATGATCCGGAATTGAATATACCTGTTGATAATGATGACTATTGTGACTGTAGAAATGGTGTCCTTAGATGGAAGACCAAGCAGGGTCGCTTAGTTATTACGCGATTTAAGTCAAATCCATTTAAAGGTGAAGTTAGGTATGAAAAGAAAACCGAAGATGAAAGAGACTGGGATTCATATGTGAAGGACATGCGCGAAAAACTCAATGACCCAAATTGGAATCCAATAACAATATACGAGGAGTAAAAATGTCTGAACAAATAATAGCACTACCCGCAACTGTAGAAAAAGGGAACATAAAACTTACGGAATACAACGATCCAACATATGGGTATGATGATAAGCTTTTTATTCAGTGTACGTGTGTAGGTTTTTATGTAACTAAGAAAGATCTAAGAGACTTATATACAGTGGTGAGTTACTATCTAAATGCAGAAGATTATACCGATATCAAAGTTTCCGTGGGAGGTGAAGAAGTTGCCTTATGAAGATGATTTTATGGAAATAGGAAACACTGGCTGGGTGCCGGTTCGTGAAGGATTTTGGTATAACAAATATACCAAACACACGATGGACGAAATGGGTAGGGAATTTGATGAGAGCGGGAATTTAGTTTACGATCCAACACATGATGATTAGGAGTATTTTTGAGCGATATTTTAATAAAATCAGAAAAAGATTTATCTGATTTTGAAAAGTTAGGTTTAGTAGATTTTTCTTATTCAAGGATAGACACATACTATCAGTGTCCATCTAAATATTTTTATAGTTATATTACTAAAGAGCCGAGGCAATTTAACGCACCAGCTACTCTTGGCAATATAATACACTCTGTATTAGAGAATACCCTATCTAATGATGGTGATATTAGTATTTCCGAACTAAAGCAAGAGTATGAAAAAAATATACCATTGTGGGATCCGGATAATCTAATATCCAATGAACTAATATCATCCGGCTCAACAATGTTAGATGAATTCTATGATCAGAATTCAGATAAAGTATTTAATATATATGAAAAAGAAATGAGCTTCAGTTTCGTTATTGGCTCTTACAGGATAATAGGTTTTATCGATAGAGTCGATATTGTGGGCAATACAGTACATATAACGGATTACAAAACCGGTAAATGGGAGGTAACCCAAAAGGATGTACATAATAATCTACAACTAGGAATATACGCACTAGCTTTGCATAATATATTCCCAGAAAAAGAGATATATGCTGAGCTGTATTACCTCAGGTCTGGTAGAAGGAAGGGTCATCTATTTACACCTGAAGATATTGATAGGGTAAAAGAGAATCTGATTTCCTCAATACTTAGTATTATTGAAGATAAGAACTTTCTACCCACATCTAATCCAAGAACATGCTCTTACTGTGACCACGCAAAGAGTGGAGCTTGTGGTACAGGAGTGTTTAGAAATAGAAATAATTCAAGGTAAAGAAAAAGGGCCGGTTTCCCGGCCCTAATTCTTTTTTTTATTAATGAAACAATCAGAAGTCTGAGTTCTCAGAGTCGACAAGTTCAAAGTCATTGAAGTCGGTAACAACCTTAATGGCTTCGTTGTAGTCAAGGCCGAAATTGACAACGAGGTCTTCGGCGATGTTCTGGTTCATTTCGTTGATTGCTTCATTGATTATCTGTGTTAGTGTATCCATGGTGGATATTATACTCTCTTTCGGTGTTGGTTGCAACTCGCGTTGCAATTTTTTGTGTTATTTTATTTTTTGTTGTATAATATAGATACGTTTATAGATATAAAGGATACCATAATGAACCCACATGTTGTCAAGCCAGAAGACTTTTTTTTGGAAAAATCTTCTTTCAAGAAACATCCTAATCTAAACAACATCAGGAACAAGCAAATTGATTCAATCATCTTGGACGACGATGAGGTTATTAAAAGGAAGCGTGGGAATGCGTACCAGTATACCAGAACTGGTTACAGAAACGACATCGATCTAAACGTTAGATCTAGCTGGGAAGCTAATTTCGTACGAATCTTACAGATCTATAAAATAGATTATCAATTTGAGCCAACTGTTTTTCCTTTCCCAATTAAAAGGGGTACGAAAGGATACACTCCTGATTTTCTTTTAAATAGAAATCATGAGTGGGTTGAGATTAAAGGTTATCTGGACGATAAAAGTAAAGTAAAGCTAAGAAGGTTTAAGAGATACTACCCGCAAGAGTTCGAGACCTTAACCTGTATAATAAGCAAGTATTCGAACGACGCAAAAAACTTTATGTCTGAATTAGAAGTTCCAAATATTATTTATTACGAAGATATACGGGACAAATATAGTGAATTTATTTTAAATTGGGAAGGCAAAAAATGACAGCATATAAAGAGCAATACTATTCTTTGGAAGAAAATGAGATGCAAGATCTCATTGCAAAAGCCAAGTCAGGCTCCGTTAAATCACAAGAAGAACTATTAAAAGTGTTTAGTAATTTTCTTACTAAGTACATTTCCCTACTATACTACTCAAAATATAACCTAAATGATTACGACATACGAAGGTTTATCTCGCTGTTTGTGAAAGATCCATATACAAGATTTGCCCTAATGAAAAACAAGATGAGCAATAGTCACCTTAAGGTTGTTAATGAATGCATGAGGGGTATTAATTATATGGCCAAAAGGTATGGAGATGAAGAAGATATTAGGCAAACCGTCTATATGACTTTTTTCCAGTGTATAAATAGATACGAAAGAAAGGATTCAGCGAAGGGGCCTATTCCTTTCAGTGGATTTCTTTATAGCTATTTTTTCTATTTATTGAAAAAAAATGTTGATACATTTTTAATTGACCAACTAGGTAGAAAGAGTTTTCCGCTACTAGATGATGAAGCTACAAGTGATGAAAGTGACGAAAATTATGTTGTTGGATTCAAGGCTGATCCGATAGAATACTCCATGGAACAAATGTTGGCGGCTGAAACTATAGATGAGTTTTGGGTGATTGGCGAAAATAACATACCACCATTTGATAAGCTTACAATTCAAGAACGACAACTGTTGAAGTGGCGTTATGTAGATGGTGAAAGGTCTAGCCAGATTTCAGATAAGATAAATGAGCACCCCAATACAATTAGAGAGCACCTTAAGAAGATAAAAGAAAAAATAGAAATAATAATAGAAGAGCAAAACCTAGTTGAGTATGCTACACTTATAAGAATGGAAAAAGGAAAGATAAATAAAATTCATGAAAGAAATAGATAAATGAATTTACAGTCAACAGAAAAATTGCAAGATCTATTAAAGAATTTTCTTGGTCCACAATTGGTAGAAATTATTGAGGCCTACTCTTCGTCAGAAAAAATATCTCGTTACTTCGTTGAAATACCAGAAACTGATGTAGTTGATTTAGGTTATGACACAGTAGCTTCACTCGTCGCTAGGACATCAAATGTCTATGGCCGCTCTGCAAGATTTGCAGGGATTGCGCGAGCACAATGTAAACTCCTGGAGGGCGCCTACAAGAAAATTTATAAAGCCAATATGGTAGGAAAAAACGAAGCAGAGCGCGAGGCAAACGCTATGAAAGCTGCAGAAGCTGAGCATACTGAATGGGTTACATGTCAGGCTATAGTTGATCTAGCTGAATCAATGGAAGTCTCAGCAAGAATTGCTTCCGAGTCAGCTAGAAAGTTACTGGATAAAATACAGTCAATGCAGATAGCTGCGTACCGAGAAGATAAAGGTCTATACTTAGAGTCAGACTTTTCTACATATTAGAGGATAAATATGTTTATAGGTTACTATAAGAGTGTAAGTTCTTCAAAAGAATTTTATTCAATTAAAAATAAAGATCTAAATTTCCCCATGCAAGTGGAGTATAAAAAAGATAGATATCTTTTGAATAAAACAATACAGATATCATCTAAGTCTCATGAGGATAATATTAGAAAAACTGCGGAAAGACTTGGTATAGAATATGACGTTAGAATTGACTTCAACACCACTCAATGATGTTAGGGATGAATTGCAAAAAATATTATCAGAAATAACAAATCAGGATAGAGAATTATACTCTAGGCAAGAGGTGGAAGACATGCTGCTGGATATATATTCTTTACTAATGAATAATTAACATTGGTGGTTTATGAACATAGAGGTATTTTGTGACGGAGCTTCTCGTGGGCAAGGTCAAAAAAAGTTTGGTGAAGCAGCTTGTTCAGCGGTTGTATATAAGAATAGAAAAAAAATTGCACAGTTTGCTAGAGGGCTAGGCCCAAGAACTAATAATGAAGCAGAGTATGAAGCTGTTATAGCTGGACTCTTGATTTGCTCTATGGCAGATCTTATAGATCCGATTATCTACACAGACTCCGCTGTAGTGGCAAATCAAATAAATGGAAAGTGGCGCTGTAAAAACGAATTACTTATACCATTATTAATGACTGTAGAAGAAATTAAGCAAGAATTTAATTTTAGAGTAGTGCAAGTTAATAGGTCTTTTGTATGGGAACCAGACTCACTCGCAAACGCATTTCTCAATGAACTAGAAATACGAAAAGAGTACGTGTCTCGCAATTAGATGATATAATGTATCTATGATGAATAAAAAATTTTATAAAGATCAACCAATTATACTCGGGTTAGCTGGCAAAGCTGCCACTGGAAAGACTTCGGTAGCAGAGGCAATAGTGCCTAAGGCTCAAATTAACGCCGTTAATGATCATGTTGTATGGGATCATATATTCTTTGCACTACCACTATATGAACTAGTGTCGATTAAGAGTAATATTAGAGGGCTGCGCGAAAGAGAAAGACAGCTATACGCAATTCATAATACCTTGTATGATCTATTCGGTGGCTCTACGTTAGGTAATATGCCAGACTACAGCGACCTAACATCTCTAGTGCATAGAATATGGCAAATGCCACTACCATCCAATACTAAACCTAGAACGTTCCTGCAAACAGCGGGAGATCTATGTCGCGAGTACGACTCGGAATGTTTTGCTAAGTGGGCAATTGCAAAGTGCATTAAGAATTACAGAAGTTATATTCGCGAAACTGAGAGTGATGAATACGAATCAGAGGTGTTACCATTTTGTATTATTGTTTCAGATGTTCGCTTTAAGAACGAAGCGGATATAATACTTAGACAGCCTAATGGTATAGTGGTATGTTATGAAGCATCGGATGAAGTTAGAACTGAGCGCATGCTAGATAGGGATGGCCACTTAATGACTAGCGCAGAAATGAATCATAAATCTGAACAAGAGATAGACATGATAAGATCTATGTCTTCTGCTATAATAGATAGTTCAGATCTTAGTGTGCAGGAGCAGACAAATAAAACCATTGAAGTGGTTAACTCGTTTGTGAAACAGTATGCCTAAGATAACTAAAACAGCAATGGAGCAATCAATAGATTCTCCTCTAGATCAGGTGGTGAACCTTTTGAGTAATGAGATATCTTTAACTAGTTCTCCCATAGTAATATGTGGGGTAAATAGAAAAATAAATATTGGAAACTTTGAAAATATTGATGTTTATGCTGGTGTTACCATTCCGCTTCAGGGTGTATCCTTTGAGGATAAGGAAATGTTGACACAAGCTATACAGGAAGCTGTTTCCTATGGGTTTTCTTTAGCTTCTAAGGAAACTGGAGAAAGATATCAATTAATTAAAGATTCACAACAAGCAAAGTAAGAGGTTAAAATGATTAATTTATTAAAAAAACTTTTTGTCAAGAAAGCTAATCCAGTAAGTTATGTTGGCAAAACAGAACTAAAGCCAGCAGTTGATCCGTTATTGAAAAAGGATTCAGAGCCAAAGAAAGCCGACGCTTCGCTAAAAAGCGAAACTTCAAAGCCGGAAAAAAAGAATCCAAAGTCAACAGCAAAGGCAACTTCAGCAGGTACAAAAAAGCCAGGTAGACCAAAGGGTCAGCCAGCTAAAAAGTCTGCAAATAAAAGTTGATATTTGCGCAGATCCAACTTAACACTGGTTATGTAGTAATCTACATTACTATATAACCAGTGTTTATTTTTAAGGTGGTTATCATGGCTAATAAAGGTTTTGGAAGTAAAACTTCCTCAGAAAAAAATTACTACAAGCTACTCAAAGACGCTGTTAGTAATGTTCAAGATTTAACTCGTAAGGGTGGTCAATACTCTGATCATTGGAAGGATCAAAAAAAGAGTAAGTAACCATGCCTGCAATAGATTTTCCAAATAGTCCGGCTGTCGATGATGTACATACAGTAGGTGGTCGTAGTTGGAAGTGGGACGGTTCTACCTGGTCTCGGTTTGGTGGTCCTGTGGGTCCAACCGGTCCAACCGGTCCTACTGGAGCAGCTTCTACCGTTACTGGACCAACAGGTGCAACAGGACCAGCAGCAGCAAGTTTGACTGGAGGAACTGTAACTGGTTCGCTTGTTGACCAATTGGAAGAAAATTGGAATATTGTGGCAACAGCTGTTCCGTCTAGCTTTAATTTTGACATCAAAACAGCAAGCATCTGGTATTATACTGGTGGATCTACAGTTGATTGGACTCCTAATTTTAGGGGTAACTCTACCACAACACTGAGTTCTTTACTATCTGTTGGTAACTCAATTACTTGCATGCTAGCGGTTAATCACCTTAGTCAAGGTTTGACTGTTTATAAGTCTACCTCAATAACCATAGATGGTGTAGCGGCTACAGTAAGGTGGCAAGGGTCACTAAGCCCAACTGGGAATATATCTTCTATAGATTTATATTCTTATACAATAATCAAAACAGCTGCAACACCAACGTATCTGGTTATTGGCTCAATGACTCAGTTTAAGTGAGGTTAGCTAATGCCCACACTATCAACAAGAGGAAATTCTGCGCCCACTAGCATCTCCAGTAATTTTACCGGAGATGCTGATGCACTAGATGGTTCTATTATTGTTAAGCCAAATGTAGTATTTGCTGTTGGCACCGGTGCAACCGCTAGTATTAGTAACAATGGTTCAATAAACTTTTCTAACTGTATTGAACTGCAGCTTTGCAATATGTTTAATGAAAACTATTTACATTATTGGATAAGCATTATATGGTCAGCTACTGCAGATCAAACACTGTTTATCAGGTATATATTAAATGATACCTATATTGAGAGTAATACATATTCCCATCAATATGTACTCTTTTATCAAGGGTCGGCAGGATCAGCTGTCAGAGCTACAACTACGGGTGCCTTCACGTTATTCTCTAATCCAGTATACTTTTCAAAGGCGAGTGGCTCCATAAACATATATGGTACACAAAGGGCAAATGCTAAAAACGCTAGAGCATTATCGTCCGGTGTTGGAACAGCTGGATATCTTTTTGAGTATTCTACTACACAAAGTGGAACATCTAAATACAATGGTTTAGCAATTACGTGTAATGCGGGGCAAATGAGTGGCACATTAACTGTTCATGGATTGGCTGGCTGATCGACAATGCCAGCAGCGTCTTATCAAGTTATGAGTCCATCCTCAATTAACTTTACAGGAACATCAGCATCTATAGGTGGAGGTGGTTCAGTTACATTTTCCGCAGTCAGTTCGTTAAGTTTAAATAATATTTTTAATTCTACTTATACTAATTATAAAATTATTATAAGAAATACATCCAGTAATGCTGGAACAGTAAATTTACTGTTACGTTTAAGAAAAAACGGAGTTGATGAAACAACCGACGCAGGGCCACAATTATACTATTATGAAACAGTTCAAGCCTATGGAACGTCGATCTATAACGCTTATCTCGCCGCACAAGGATTTCCAATTGGTTTTACTACCAACAACACATATGAAGGAAGAGTTATAGATATGTATGAACCGTTTTTGGAAAAACAAACAACATATAGATGCATTTCTTCAGAAGGTTATCAAACAAATTTTTTAACATCACACAATGGTGCGCATGTGATTCCGGCAAGTTATGATGGATTTACGTTATATCCATTGAGTGGAACAATAACTGGTTTAATTTCAGTATATGGAGTGACTGAATAATGCCAGGTAAAGGATTGCGCATATGTGTTCCATCAACTATTGCAGTTACTGGATCAGGATCTTCAGCATCTATAGGTAAAAACGGCTCCGTATCCTTTACATCTGCTGTTACATTAAGAATAAATAATGTTTTTTCTTCTACATATGATAACTATATGATGGTTGCACAATGTTCCGTAACTGGTGCTTTTGATCTTAGGTTTAAATTAAGCAAATCAGCGGGAACAGAATCATCAACAGGTTATGGTTATCAGTATCTCTACACTAATGGAACTTCTGTAACAGCAGGTAGAGGAACGGGTTCATTTTTTACAATGAATACTGGATCCTCTGGAGCTTGGGGTGGATCAACTGATTACATATTTGCGCCATTCTTATCTCAACCAACAACACATATATGCGTAGGAGCACCTAGTGGATCTGCTGGTCCATCCATATATGATTGGGCCGAGATACATACAGTAACAGATAGTTATGATGGAATTCTAGTTCTTCCAGATTCTTCAAGTCCAGTCAGTGGAGTTATTACAATATATGGCTGGGTTAAATAGTTTTTGTTTGATTTAACAATTACTATATTATAAGTTATCTTTTTAGGAGTTAATGATGGCCAAAAAGAAATCAGCCTATCAAAAGAAAATAAAGTCTGTCATGGGCGAATATGGTCGTGGAACCTTACACTCGGGTAAGGGCGGTCCTGTTGTTAAGTCTCGCAAGCAGGCTATTGCAATAGCAATATCTTCCGCTCAAAGATTAAAAAAGAAAAGAAAAAAGAAATAGTTATGGCTATTAAAAAATTTGTTTATATTAGTGGCCCAAGAATGGGCACTAATAATCAGAAGAGTAATGGTCCTGTTATTAGGCACAAGAAAACCAAAATAAAAAGGAAAAAATAATGGCAGCTAAAAAAGACTCAAGATTAACCAGAGCAGGTGTATCTGGTTATAATAAACCCAAAAGAACGCCAAGCCATCCAACTAAGTCTCATATCGTAGTTGCTAAGTCGGGCGATCAAGTTAAGACAATTCGTTTTGGCCAACAGGGTGTCTCTGGATCTCCTAAGAAAAAGGGCGAATCAGCCTCATATGCTGCTAGAAGAAAGTCTTTTAAAGCGCGTCACGCAAAGAATATAGCCAAGGGCAAGCTATCCGCTGCCTACTGGGCTAATAAAGTTAAGTGGTAGGCGACAATGGAAGCTGTTATTGTTGCAACTATAACTGCTATTGGTGGCATACTAGTAGCATTAGTTCAGAAAAGTCGTAAAGAAAATAAAAACGATCACAATGTAGTTGCTACAATGTTGATAGATGTAAAAGATCAAATAATAGATCTTCACTCTAAGATAGATCATGTAGACGAACAGGTCGATAAGGTTGACGACCAAATGAATGATCATATGATGTGGCATTATCGTAAATCTAGTGAAGCTAGAAAGAAGAAGGAGGTGCAGTGATATGATGAAGAAAAAGATGGGTGGTTCCAAGAAGATGGGCTCCAAAAAAATGGGTAGCTCAAAGAAAATGGGATCAAAAAAGGGTGGAAAGAAGATGTACTGAAGCTAATTATTGGCTTTAGTTTAAAGCAAAAGGATAAATATTATGGCAATGAAAAAGAAAAAGCCAGCTAAGAAAGCTGGCAATGGTTTAACAGCCGCACAAAAGAAACTTCCTCCTTTTATACAGGCAGCTATTGCAAAGAAAAAGAAGAAGAAGTAATTTATTTATACAGTTTATAATAGAGGCGGGGTCTAAGACCTTCGCCTCTATTTTTTTTCGTTACTATATCTCCTGCGGACAATCTGAATAAGGGAGATATGTTGAATACTAATAAAATTAATCGTGTTAATATTTTTTCAATAATACTAATTTTTGTTGGTTTACTTTTTGTTACGACTGGAAATAGTCAAGTAAAGAAGGCAAGCGAATTTCTTATCAGCAGAGCTTCTGCTAGTGGAACTGGTGGTCCTATTGTTCTTGACGGAATGGACCCTGTATGCCACGCCTCAATGGGCGAGAATACAGATGGATATATTCGTAAGGTAATTAAATCTGTTTATGATCGTTCAAACGGTCCCAGTAATAATAGAATCGCCATTGTAGGAGCTGCAAGTTCAACGTCCGCTGCATGTGGTGGAAATTGGACAACACTTCTTCCTAATAAATTTTTGACTGAGTTTGGAACATCTGCATCCGGTCTGCAACCACAGGTTGATTTCTACAGTACTAGTGAGGAAATTACAGCGTTCTTTTCAACAACTATCTCTGCTGCACCACCGCGAATGATTTGGATTCCAGATAATTTCGGTCGCAGTACGGAAAGCATTTTCACTACTAACGCAGAAAAAATTGCCGACTTTGTTAATAGTGGTGGTGGATTGTTCTCAAATATGGGCCAGTATGGATGGCTAACCGCCCTATTGCCTGGAGCAGTTTATAATAATGGCGGATGCAATGGTGGGCCAGAAGCTACTACAGATGGAGCTACTGATTTTGGTTTAAGTAACTCAATTGTAGCAGCTTGTTGGCACGGGTATTTTACTGGTAATGTGGGAACGCTTAAAACATTAGTTGATTGGCCATATCCAACGGGAAGCACTCGCAAAGCTGTGTCAATTGGTGGAGGTTCAGTATCCCTGCCGAGCTCATTTACCCTAAGCGCTAGTCCCACTAGTCCGGAAGCTGGTCAGCCACTAACTATTACCGCTACTGCTCAAACTTTAGCTGGTGTTGCTCAGCCAAATGTTACTGTTTCAATGACAGTTACATCTGGCCCCGATGCTGGTCAAACATTTACAGCAACCACCAATGCTAGCGGAGTTGCAACATTTACAATTAATACCAGTTCTGTCGGCTCAAATACTTACACCGCAACAGCTACCGTTAATGGAGTTCTTAAAACAGTTTCCGTGACTACGGTGTGGACTCCACCCTCAAGTACAACGCCACCATCAACTGCAGCCCCAACTACGTCAGCAGCTCCGTCAATTACAACAGCACCACCGGTGCCGGTTGTTCCCCTGTATACGGTAGAACTTGATATGAATGGCGGATCTTGCGTAATTGATGGAGTTATATCTAGTACAACCGTGTCCGCTTCCTACATCGGTTACCGCTATATACCAGGTCCCGCTGAGTGTGAGCGAGATGGATTTTCACTTGCAGGATGGGCTTTGCGTGGAGCCACAGAATCAGCTAACCTTCCTTTGATCATTGATCCTAATGGCGAGGTGTGGCGCTACTTTATTGCTGCAGATTTGGATCTGGTTGCCGTCTGGTCTGAGCATGCGATTCCAGAAACAACTGCACCGTCAAACGAAGCACCAACAACAACTGTTCATGATCATTCTTCTCATGACCACGGAGATCTTCCAGTTACTGGTTCTAGTTCTGATAGTAGTATGATTATACTTGGCTTTACTTTTATGTTTAGTGGTATTATTTTATTAATAGTTACTCGCTTACAAAAGCGAAATATCTAATACCTAGACAATTATTTAACAATTGGCAAAGGTGAAATACGCTATTACTATCTATTTATAGAGTAATGTATAAGAGGTGAAATTATGGCTAGTAAGAAAAAGTGGATTCAGGGAGCTATTAAAAGACCCGGTGCCTTTACAGCAAAAGCTAAAAAAGCAAAAATGTCTGTACCCGCTTTTGCTGCAGCGGTAAAAAAGAATCCTTCAAAATATAGTACAACTACAGTTCGTCAAGCTAATCTGGCGACTACATTGAGAAAAATTTCTAAGAAAAAAAAGAAAAAGTGACAGGAGTGTAGTATGGTTTATCCGTATATCAAATTGGTGCTACCATCAGCGTTTAATAATTTAAAAAATGGTCAGCTTCCAGAAAATATGTTGGCAAAAGTAAAAACTGGCGGAAGAATGTATGCCCCCGTGGCAGAGCAGTTTAATAAAATGTACGACGCTGCCCTGGCAGCTGGCCATAAGCTTAAGAATGTTGGAGACTATCGATCTTTCGAGGGCCAGCTATCAATGTTTATGGATCGTTATACTACAAATGATCTTGGCCGTAAACCTCAGGTGACACGTCAGTATGATGGTAAAACATGGTATCTAAAGCCTGGCAAGGCGCCATCAGCTGCCCCAGATCCAACTGGCAAGAAAGGTTCTAACCATGGTTGGGGCTTAGCAATTGATCTTGGCTATGAAGCCGGTGGAAAACTTCAGTCAATGGGAGGCGCATGCTTTGAGTGGATGTGTGCAAATGCCCCAAAGTTTGG